GGTGTGCTACATCGCACACCACGGGATGCGCGATGTAACGCACATCAAAGGGTTTCCGTCGCGAACCTCAGACGCTTTATGCCCCACCGGGCTTCATCGGGTTTCGCCGGGACACGGCGGAAAGTGTTAGGGAACGGCGGATATGGTCGATCGCTGCGGCATACGCACCACGCGGGTCACCACGCTCCACAATCAACCGTTCGAACAGGGCAACACGATCCTCGGCGTCGGTCATACACCCCGCACCATCGACATACGCTCCGGCTCAATCGACAACCGACCATGCCAACCACACGCGACACAACGATGCATCGTGTAAGTGAACACGTCCGCCACATACCGTTTCGGTATCGGCTTCGTCTCCGCACCGCACGCCCGACACGTATCCAACCTTGACTGACCATCCACAAACAACGCCGGGTGATTCTTGATGTGAGGCCGCAGAACATCGTACAAACCCTGCGTGGCGATCACATCACCCGCACAGTATTCGACAAGCCGTTCACGGTCCTCCACCGAACCAGCCACGGCCCGCTCCATCGCGGCACGGTCATACACATCCGTCTTCGCCGGAATCTCAAGAATCTGACACAACGCATCCAAAGACTTGAACTGCACACCAGTCTTAAACCTGCGGGCAACCTTCAACGTGTCCACCGTTTTGAACGGCGGCAACGGTGGCAGCTTCGGTTTATGCCGGTGCCCGATCTTCGGGAAGTACAGGTCACCCTCAATCCAAGGCACATCCGCACCGTCCACGTTATGCCCGACGATGATGTCAGCCTGTGACACGAGCGAGTGAACGTTCTTCAGGAACCGGCCCCGCCCGCCCTTGTCCCACTCGGCCAAGCGAATCACATCAGGCCGGTCGTACCACTTAGCGCAGAGGATTGTGGTGCGGGGTTCCCGGATCACCGTCTCATGGTGAATGTACCGTTTCTGTAAGTCTTTACGGTCCCACCAGTGCTGTTGAGTGATCCCATCCAACCGTTCCACGTCGAGTATGAGGATCCGGTTGCGGGCCTTTGGGTTTATCGGGTGGGCGAGCCGTTCGATAATGCTCATCTCACCAGTCCCTGCTTCTTCCGCCACAACCCCAACGCCTTAGCCGCAGCCTCCGGGGTAGAAGACACCGGAAACCCCGGAACCTCCGACAACACCTCGATAAGGGCCGGGTTCGTCCAGTCCGGGTTCACCGCCGCCGCCAACACGGCGTCACGGACCTTGGGTTCCAGTGTTTCCACCCACGTGTCGAGGCGGGTTTGGGTGGTTTTCTTGGCGGGTCCTGCCGCCAGCTTTTGGATGATATCCACGACGACAAGGCCCTTTCCTCGGGTGTCAGGGTTCCGTGTTGAGTTATGTTGGTCTGCTTGCGGGGCTCGAACCCGTATCTCCCTCGCCCATGCGGGGTGTCTTAGACCATGCAGTAATTCGCACCCATCAGAGTTGCCTAGGACTCAGGGTGCCGATATGCAGAGGCCATACCGATTAGACGATCAGCAGAGTGGACGTGCCGGTAATCGAAACCGGGTACCGGGGCAACCATTAACCCAGGGTTAACAGTTCCTCACCGGGCTAACCTGTCACGCCCGTCGCTCGCCACGGCCGAACCGGCTCGAGCATTTGACGCGCACCACACGCGTGTTTATTGTTGACGGCCCGCACCTGGGCGGACCAACCCTCAACCGAACAACGGGATCGCCGTCAAGCCGGGAGGGAAATGAGAAACCCCGCCGAACGTGTCGGGCGGGGTTGGATTTGGGCACAATTATTTCGCGCACTTCACCTTACCACATAAAATTACGCGGGTGTAGTTCGGGCTTACGTGGCGTGTCGGACTACAGATCACTCGATTGGGTCTCTTCGGCCTCGAATCCGCAACCGTGGCAGCACTCACCCGTCTGCCCGGTCGCGGCGACACGGTAGCCGACGAACAGGTGCATCCCCTTTGCGTCGAAGTACGGGCCGAGCGTGCTGTCTAGCAAGATGTATCGGAAGTCGATAGCCGCCTCCCGTAGTGCCTGCGCGGCCACCTCGGCATCGTGGCGGGCGAGCCAGCGGTCGAACTCGGCGTACGCCTCCTGGTCATAGTGGAGAGTGTGATCCCAGCCCGCAGTCGTGTATAGGTCTCGGACATCGGATGTGGTGGGAGTGTGGTCGGTCCCGTCCGCGTGGTCCGTGGGCATGAACTCCGCAGGCATGATCTGGCCGGTGACCAGCAGCGAGCGGATGTCTTCGAGCATCTGGATAACCTCGCGGTTCTCCCAGATCATCTCCGGCGGCATGTCAGCCACATTGTCGATTGATTTGTCGACGTAGGCGAGCGCCTCAATGCGGTTGTCGATCATGCTTCACTCCGGTTCTGTTGATTGGTCATTCCTCATACCCCATCTCTGACAACGCCGCCGCATCAGCCTGAACCCCCAACGAGAAACCCAACTCCCGCAACTCAGACGGCCCCGACCACAACCCCACACAATTCCGCCACCGACACTCCGCCTGAACCGTCCCACCATCCCGGTACGACACAAGAATGTTGTCCACCCACTCCCCCTCATCCGTCACCCACTTCGCACGTTCACAACGCGGGCACGCAGCATCACGCAACGGAACCTGCAACGGGGGTTCCACCAGATCCCAAATCTGATCCGCCCAACGCTGGAAATGGGATGTGATGTTGAGGTAGTCGGATTCGGTGAGGGTGGATGTGCGCCACCGGTCCTCAGCCGCCTTACTCACCGCAACTACTTGGGGGATGAGGCCACGTGTCGGGATGCCCCATTCGTTCACCCACGCCCCTACAACGTCCTCAATGTGCATGAGGAGGGTTAGTGCTTTCACGTCGAGGACGGAGCGTGTGGCGGGGTCGTTGACGCCTCCTTTGGTGCGTCCACTGTTGGGGGCGACGAGTCCCCGCAGGATTTCGAGCAGGGGTGGGAAGTCCTGTGGTTTGTATCCTTCGGTTGAGAGGACAAGGGTCCAGGGTTCGGTGAGCCGGTGGACCGCGTACGAAACGTCACTAGTCATCGGGGCTTCCCTCCCTCTTCGAGCGCGGCAGACAGGATGCGGCGAGCCTCGTCCCTGTAGTCAGGCCACGCCTGCAGTGGCGACTTCTCTGGGATTCGTACAGGCACGTCCAGCGCCTCCCGGATCGCGTCACGGTAACGATCACGCTCCACCTTGTAGAACGTGACGTTCGCTGACTCAGTGTTCAGCTTGCGCTGAAGGTCGACTCGCTCGGCTTCGGCTCGCTCTACCCGTGCGATCAGGTCGAGCACCGCGGCAGGGTTCGCGGCCGCAATGAACTTCTCGTCTTCGCGGCGGTACGACCAGGCGACATCCGTGGAAGTGTCCGACACTCGGGCCTCCGTATACACGCCAGTGTCGCCGCCAGCGTCCAAGAACCACGGTCCCGGTGTTGCCGCTTCCGCGAGGGCTTTCAACTCATCCAGATCAGTCATGCCATCCCCCCGAACTGTTTGCACCAGTCCACGACCGGCACCCCATCAACCAACCAGCCGTCACCGTCATGCACCGCCACCGCCGTAACCGTCCCCGGCTGCGCCCGCCCGATCACGTCACGCAGCTCGAGGACTTCGGCTTCGTCGGGGCTGGCACCGAACACGTACCCGGTCGCCGTGGACCCGTGCGACAAAGCAACCCCAAACATCAGAACGGCGTGTCGGAATCTGTGGCCCACGAATCAGCCGCTTCCGCTACGGGCGGAACACCACCATTCCCGGAACGCCCCGCACGAGTCACCTGCGCGGTCGCGTGACGCAACGACGGACCAACCTCCTCAACCTCCAACTCGATCGACGTACGCTTCTCGCCCTCACGCGTCTCATACGACCGTTGCTTGAGTACACCCACCGCAATCACCCGTGTGCCCTTCGTGAGCGACGCGGCCACATGCTCCGCGTAGTCCCGCCACACCGACGCGCGGAGGAACAGTGCTTCCCCGTCCTTCCACTCGTTCGATTGACGGTCGAACGTGCGCGGGGTGGATGCGATCGTGAAGTTCGCCACCGGTAACCCATTCTGCGTGTACCGCAACTCGGGGTCCGCGGTCAGGTTCCCAACCACCGTGATACTTGTTTCGCCAGCCATTTATTCTTCGCCTTTCTTGTCCATCACACGCGCCGCCCCTACGGCACCCCAAACAAAAACCGTCCCCAACACGAGAACGGCTATAACGATCGCGGCCCCCAACGTGGCGAGCACGGCACTAATCACTTCCACGGTTCACCCCCCAACAACACCGCGAACGACGCCAACGACATCGTGACGTACTGATCCGCCGGTTTCCCCTTACCAACCCGTTTATGTATTACGACCCCGAGCGCCGCGTCCGCGTTACCCGCCTCGGTTTCCGCTTCCGTCACCCACCCGGCCAGGTTCAACCGGGCATGGTTCTTGACTTCCACCGCAACTTTCTCGCCCATGACGGTTCGGACTCCGGCGATGTCACCCCGGTCACCCTTCCCGTGTAAGGGCATGCGGTCTACCCGGTCGTCGGATAGTGCAGCAGCGAGATAGTCGGCCACGGCCCGTTCCAAACGGGTGCCCTTCTGCCGTTGCGTGCTCATGCCGCCTCCTCCGCACAGTCCGGGCAACGACGCGAACGGTACTCATCAACCCGGCTGAACTTGATCGGGCACAGCATGATTTGTACTGCGGGCGGGTCGTTAGGGTTGCCGTGCCACAGGTCCCCGCAGGCGTCGCATTGGATCGTGATTACACCACCGTTACGGGATTTGATGCCGTGTACGTGCCCGTCGAGGTCGGGTAGTAGATCAACCATCGACAGACTCCCCTTCACTCGCTTCGCGCCGAGCACCGCAGTTCACGCACGAACCCGCACATATGATGCAACCGCCGATGAGACAGAGCCCGCGGTACAGCGTCGAATGCTCCATCACTCACCCCCCGCGTGTTCGGGAGCGTGCGACCACCACTCATCACACTTACGGATCGCCACACCCGCCAACCCCAACCACCACAACCGATCCACCTCATGCGACGGAGGCCACACATAACCCGTCTCCCCCGCAATAGGAGCCTCAAACATGGCTTTCGCTACTTCCTCACAACGATCCATCACGACACCCCCTCGAGTGCACTGAAATCCACACGCTCATGCCGCTGCCCTGCGCTTAAGGAGCATCTGCTTCCTCTCGTAACTCGAGGTGCCACCCCAAACCCCGTGTTCCTCACGCTCACGCAACGCATAGGCCAAACATTCGGACACCACCGGGCAGAACTGAGTACAAATCCGTTTCGCCGGTTCCGCAGACTCATGCCCCTCCGGGTGAAACACATCCGGTTCCACCTCCGCACACGCCGCATCCTGCATCCACCGTTCCGACCGAGACAGAAATGCGAACGGGGCATCCCCCGTCCTCTCCGCTTGAACCATCAGGCCGCTTCCTTCCTGTTCCCCACAAACTCGTCATCCCAAGACGCCCGCTCAAACCTGTTCGGTTTCAACCCATGCGCCCGCCGAACCTCACCCACCAACCCCTTAGACACCTTCAACCGTTCAGCGATCACCGCATCCGGCAACCCCGCAGCCACCAACGCCGGGATACGCAACCGGGCCGGAACCTCACGCGGAATCAACGCCATAACCGCCGACCGAACCAACTCGTTCACCTTCACCTTCCGGGCGTCGGCAACATCCACCAACGCACCCCACACCACATCCGGCAGGTCAACCATCACCCTCATGCCGCCCACATCTCCCGTTCTTCCTCAGTCAGAACCCACTTGCAGTCCGCGCACAGGCGGATCCAGTGACCGTTCCGGTTGGGTTTCCAGGTGCGGATGATCCCGTACCGTTCACACGTGTACGTCTCCGCCACCAGCCACCACCTCCCCCCGGATCGCCGCAGCCACATCCCGATCCCACTTCTCCCGATCGAACGTCACACGGTTCGGCTCGATCGCCCGCACCATCCGGGCGGCACGCTCACGCGCCTCACGCACACGACGAGCACCCTCAATCACATGCGACGGCATCAACCACTTATCCGACCGCTGATAATGCAACGACACAGCCTCCACCGCATCCCGCAACTCAACACGGGCCAAATCCTGCGCCCACACCTTCGCCACCGACTGAGTGACCGTCCGCCCATCCCTAGCCGACGCGAGCGTCAAGAGCTGGAACGCCTCCGGCTCGTTCATCCTGTCCTCCATAAAGCCGTGCATACTCGGCCGCGTTCTGATCCGCCTTCGACAACCGAGGCGACTGGCCCCCCTGCCGTTGCTGATTGAACTCCGCCGACTTCCGCAACCAGTTCGTAAAACCCGTGTTCCAGTTCTTCAACCGCCTGTGCGTCTCCACCGACCTCGCCCTGAACCGCTGATACTCATGCCGCACGTCCAAATGCAAAGAGTTAGCCCGGTCAACATGGGACTGGTTGGGACGCCAATCGTCAGGGATGAGGGTTCCCAGGTCGGCCGATTCATCGGGCGACAAAGAAGATGTCTCGTAAGAGACATCTGTAGAGGTAGATGTAGTAGTGGGAGGCCCACTGTCGGACCCCCTACTAGACCCCCTGTCGGACTCCCTATCTGACGGGGTGGCGAGCATCGTGCGAAGGTGCGGAGACCCCCACGGGTCAACCCGCTTACCCCCACTTTTCGTCTCCCACCCGTCCGGACTCTCATCACGCAACCGACGAGCCTCGTGGGCGATCTTCGCCCGCAAGTAGTTCGACCCGACAGCCCCGAAGTCTTTACCTACCGACTTCCAGAGGTTCGGGTTTACGAGCAGCCCGTCATGCCTCATGAACGACCGGACAAATACTTCCTCGGTGTCGTCGTCACGGAAGATGAAGCGTTCCGACTCGAGTTCGTCACCCCAGGATTCAACCTGCTTACGGGTGAGCGTGTGTGACAGTGCCGAGATCCGCGCGGGCCTCCAATCAGCAACCCCCACATAGTTCAGTGTGGGGGCCGTGAGTAGGTGGAGGTAAAGCCATTGCGCGCCCGGCGACAGGCTACGCCAATGGTCATCCGACCAAATGTCTACGCGGATATTGCCTCGGTCACGACCCACGGCGGCGTCCCACCTTCCCTGTATTGATCCATCCACGCGTTCGACCAACCGTCGATGTGAGCGTGCACAAAGTCCTGGCCGGGTAGGTCACCATCGGCGGACAGTTCGTTCGTCATCGCTTTACGGCCCTGCCAGTAACTATCGATGCCGTATTCGTCGCGTTCCTGTTGCGTGTATACGGCCGCAGTTTCGTCGGTCACCGAAAAGTCGATGTCGCGTTCATCGAGCATCCGGTTGATGATTCCTGCCATGTACTGAAAGACTCCATGCTCACCCCGGATGCCCGGCTTCGACATGGCCTTCCTGATAGCCAGCTCAAACACGGTCCGGGGCACGCCTACCTGTACCCACCGCCAAAGCGAAAGCTCGTAGTCAGGCGGAAGCGGGACCTTCACGCCGGGTTCGCCCGTCATGTGCCACCGGCCCCACAGATCATCGAACTCGTCTACCCATTCCTCTAGACGTTCAACGTCCGCACGGAACCTGGTCATCTTGTCCACCATCCCGAGCGCATACGCCGCAGCCCGCTCCGACAACCCCGCTACGATCGGTGCGTCGGGTGGGATCGACGCTTTGCCGCTGTTGCAGTCCTTACATGCGGTGACTAGGTTCCCCGGCTTGTCGTCGCCGCCTAGCGCGACCGGCATCACGTGGTCTATCTGCAAGGTCACGTCGGGGGCTTTGGCCCCGCAGTATTGACACGTGTGTTCGTCGCGTCTTAGCACCTCGAATCGGGTGCGCTTTGTAACGGCCACGTCTACCTCCCCTAGAACTTCACGTCGCCTTGATTAGCAAACTCAGGCATCGCCGCCACCTAACCGAGCTATCTCGTCCTCGATGTACCAGACCGCTTTCCGCAGATCCTCAACCTGCTTCCCGCGCCCATCCCCGCCGTCCGACTTCAACCCAGCCCGCCACAAATACTTGATCGCGTTCCCCACGTTGAACGTCCGGTGACGGGTTATTTCGATGCACTCCACCCCGGACGGGTCCGACGTGTAATGCGCCGGATGATTCACGCTGTCCACAAGTTCCCCCTAAAACTTCACGTCCTCCCCGACCGGGATGCGGGTGCCGTCGTCAAGAAGCCAATAGAAAAGCCCGTCCGGGTAAAGGACAGGCACCAACCGAGGATCAGCATGCAAACTGATCTTTATCCCACGTCTTCGCGCCTCCGCAGCCATACCCGCGTCCGCTTCGATCTGCCCGTTTATCAGGCTGTCGAGAAGTAACCCGTTCGATAACCGGTTCGCTTTACGTGACCCGCCCATGCCCCGATTCGCGCGGTGCTGGGGGACGAGCCGATCCGACTCGACGCCCGTCCACGCGCACACGTTCCCGTCACGTTCCCGGATCGCCCGCACTTGCTTCGCGGTGAACCCGGTACTCATACCGGCAGGATCTTCCAGCAATCACCCGCAGGACGCTTACACGACGCGCAATGGAACCGACCCGAATCGATGTGCCTGCGTTTGATCGCTGCCGCAGCCGCGCAGATGAGGGCTTCCTCGGTGCACCCGCGGATCACATGTGTAACGTGGACGGTGCAAGGGTCGTCGCGGTGATGAAACTCGCACGCGGTTTCGTCGTCAAGGATCGACTCATCAAGAACCAGATCCAATGCGGTGCTCATCACGCGCCCTCCTCTCTCGCCCACTTCAACTCCGCCTGCAACGACACAAGCGACGCCTCCAACGCACGAATCTTCGCCCGCACCCGGTTATGCGCCGCCCGCGCAATAAACGCCGCATCCCGCTCCCCCACGGACGCGGCACGCGCCTGCGCCTGCTTCTCCGGGATCGACCCATCCGCCTGCATCAGCACCTTGTCGAACGCCAGTTGAGCGGCATCCTCAGCCCGCTCAGCAGCAAGCTCGGTTTCGTGCAGATGATCGGGTCCACGGTTCAGTTCGGCGCGGGTCGCACGGATCGCAGCCAGAACCTCATCCGGGGTACTCATTGCGGGACTTCCGCGACAGCCCACTTGTCAACACCGGACGGCCCCAACTCGACACGCTTCCCAGCAAGCGCATCCTTCACCTCAGCCACCCCAGCAATCCCCCGCTGAGACGCCAAATCCTCCAACTTGTCCAAATCAACCGGATCCGAACACGCATTGATCGCCGTCACAGCAGCGTTCACCGTGTCACGCTTCGACGGGGCCTTCCCCTGCCGGTTCCGAACCTCCTCCGACGACGCAATACCCTTACGCGTATCCACCGCCAACGCGGCCACCATCGCACGCCCCCACGCCGCCGTCTCCGCGTTCTGAACCTCACTGTCACGGGTGAACTGGGTCGGTCCCGGTACAGGCTCCCACGCGGTCCCCTGAGCCGGTGACGGGTCATCCTCAGCCCGCCACGCCTCAGCCGTATACACAACCCAGTCCTTCCCGGCGAAGTCGCGCACAAACTCGAGCGACGCTTGCCGCAACCGGCCTTCCGGGTATTTCTCCCGAAACTCGACAATGCGGGTTGCCACGTCGATGTAGTCGAGCGGTCCCTTGTAACTAGCCATCCGTGTTCTCCTTCATGTTCTTGAGTGCCGCATCCCAACCGGCGTTGAACCCGTGCCTTGCCATTACCCCGAACCGGCGTGGGTCACGACCCCGCCATGCTTCGAACGCACGCAACCGCACCCAGTCCGCGTCCTCGGTCCCGTCCGGTACTGGGGTTGTGTTTACTCGACCCGCACCCATGTTGATTCCCCACAAGGGCATTTCAGTTCGATATGCGGACCGTCATCGCCGTCTACCGTCAGGTCACCGATGTACCCGCACGTTCCGCATTGGGCGTTGAACGTGGGCATGAAGTGTTCAGCGAGTGTCATCGTGGTTCCATCCGGTGACGGCGGGGACCCGTTTCGGTGTGGTGTCGGGTTGGGTGTGGTGGCGGATGTGGGTGTTGAGTTGTTCGCGTGTGGGTTCGGTGTGCCCGCAGGGACACTCGAACCGTGACAGGCTCACGACGGCACCTCATCGGGCACAAGCGAAACACCGCAGATAGGGCAACGACGCGCATCCCAACAGAGCGGGCACGGCTCCTTCGTGCTCGAGGCGTCGTCTTGCTCGTCCCAATTCGCCACGACGCCACAGATGAGGGTGACGAACGGTGCATCCTCCTGACAGGCGACGTGGGCACCGTGTAAGCGCTCGAACCGCTCATCGACGGACTGCTCTACGCGTTCAAGCAGCGCGCTACTCATCTCGCACCCCCTTTCGTGCTCTCGCCCATGAGGGCCTTGAATGCGGCTTCATGAGCCGCCTCCGCATCCCGGTAACACCCCAACGACCGCACCAACACATCAGTCCCCGAATCCGGGTAACGCAGGTACGTGTCAACAACGGTGGCGAGTGACGCGCCGATACCGAAGAGCCGGGACCGTGCCCGTTGCCATTCCTCATGCGCGCTCATTGGTTCCTCCTTGGGGACAACCACACGATCAACGGGACGGACCCGAGCAACACCACACCCAGCACCCACCCCGCAACCCGCAAGAGTTCGAGGTTCCGTTGGGTTCGCATGTAGTGTTCGAACCCGCGATAAACGGTCACCGTTGACCCCCCTTTTGTTGTGTGGGGCGCGCTAAGACGGCACCCCGGTCATTGGGCGGCGACGAGGGGAATCCCCAGCAACGCGCGCCCAACGGCCAAGCGCGATCACCCTCGTTCTCACGTCGGCCTTCACGCCGCCCTTCGTAGGTTGCCGGGGAATGATCCCGGTACAGGCCAACTCCTCAACCCCCTTGTCCTGGTCCGTTCCTGAACGGTCACCGGCACGCGTCTACGCACCTACCGTCCGTGTAGCAGTCGCACCATCCGCAAAGCGGCATGACGAAGCACGACCCCCGTAGCTCCCAGAACCAAATACTTCTTTCCCTTCGACCCCACACGATGGGAGTCCACTCGCCCGTTACCTGCACCCCGGCTTCTCCGTCACCTAACGGCCCGTAGCGTGCGTGCTCGCGCTCCCCTTTGGTGTGACCCCCGGGACATACCGGGAGGATCGTGTCGGACATGTCAACGACATCGACCAGGAACGCGTATCTGCGTGTCTCTCGTGTGTAGTTGTAAACGTGCATCCGGGCATGCCGGATAGTGCTACTGACCGATCCGTGAGCGCATCAGCAGCCGAGATGGGGGAACCCCCGACTATTCGGGTTCCGGAGGCACCCCCACCAAAACGTCCTCATCACCCAAAACGAACGCCTGATCCGTCACCCGATCCCCAACCCACACCGGGTACCAACCCCACGGGACCGTCAACGTCACACCGTCCACGTCGATGAGCATGAACTTGTCGTTGTGGGTGAGGTAGGTGGCCCGGTATTCGCGGCCCCACGAGTGGTAGGTCACGATGTCGCCACGAGTCAGCGTCGAAACATTCATTGCTCTGCCCCCTCACGGGCGAACCGCTTCGACACTTCCTCAACCGCCCAACCCGCCAATGCCGGAACTATTGCGAACCAGAAACCAATAGGCGTCCACCAGTTCGGCCCCAACACCATCGAGATAAGGCCCACCAGGCCCGTCAAAACCAGCATGTGCGCCAACATCACGACGCCTCCGGCAACGACTCGAACAAGGCATCCAGATCGGCAACGTCGAACAACACCTTCGTGCCCATCCGACGAGCCGGGAGTTTGTTATCCCGCCGCAACTGGCGGATCGTGGAAACCGACGTACCCAAATAGTTCGCCGCTTCCTTCACATCGAATGCGCGCTTCATCGCAGAAACTCCGAAGGTGCAACCCCGATCCGCATAGCAGCCTCGAACACCTCAGCGGCGGGCTGATGCGCTATATCAGAACGGGTCCACCCTTGTCTAGACATTTCCCTAGCGACCTGTTCGTCGCTATCATGTGGTGTCGCCTGTGTGGTGTCCATATCGACACCGTAACACGATCCGGTGTCGTTTTCGACACCAGACACACGGAGTGTCGCGCGATCAGATCAGGGCACGACAGACCAGAGGGAGTAGGACCGGAAATGACTGTTACAGCTGACACGGCCGCTACGATGAGCAACGTGCAACTGATCGACGCTATGCGCGAGGAACTAGAAGAACTCATCCGCGAGCGTCACGGTAGCCTCAACAACTACTTCCGAGAGTTCGGCGTAGACAAGCGCAACTTCGCCCGGACATTCAAGAACAAGACCGGCCCGGACATGCTCTGGGTGAACGAGCACGTGGGGAACCTCAACGTTCCCCTCGATGATTACTTCGCCCGAGTCGTCAAACGGATGCAGGAACGCCCGTAAGCAACTGGGAGGGTTTGATGCCCTCTCGGATCGCGCGGAGGAACACTTCCGCAGCGGGCACACATTCTTGCCCTGGCCGGTAGAAGCTGCATGTCGTCTCGCATGCCATTCCGGTTCCGCACATCTGGTTTCGCATCTTCGCTCCCGTTTCGTGCCGCGGGCGGTCCCGTCCGACCCGTCAGCATTAAAGGACTCTAACGTTGGCCTCAGACACCGGGACCCTGTGAGTAGCCTGTGACAATAACGGGTTGGTAACTTAAAGCGTTTCGTCCCCCACATGGGGGACACGCGGGGGTGTAATACCCGGCTTTCCGGCTAGTGCCACGATGAGCACGTGACCACCGCGCCCAAGGACCCCAACCGGTCCATCCGCATCCCGGAGGCGTTATGGGTGCGTGTCGGGGAACAAGCACGAGTGGATGGGGTCAGCCGCGGCGAGATAGTACGACGGGCGATCACCGAATACCTGGGCGACGACGACCTGTAGCCGTTCGGCGACACACCCGGTTAGTAGCCGAGCGACGACGACAGTTGCTTGAGCCCGGCGATGAGCCGTTCACGGTTCCCCCGCGACTTATACGCCCGCGTCATCGTCACCGTCGAATGCCCAACAATCTCCGAAACCAACTCCTCCGACACACCAGCCGCGAGCAGCAAATCCACCGCCGTATGCCGCAGATCATGCAACCGCAAATCCTTCTCAATCCCCGCCAGACGTAACACTTCCGGCCACCACCGGGACGCATAGTCAGGATCCACCGGCAGGAGGGCACCATTCGCGTCAGGACGGGTGAACACCAGCCCCCACGGGTTAGACGGTGCCGTGTCCCTCCAACGCGCCAGGTACGCCGCCAGCGGGTCCACAAGGGGGATAACACGCCACCCAGCCCGCGACTTCGGACGGGTCCAATACAGTGCCCCATGAACCTGACGGTGCTCGAAACCATCCGGTACGTTGATCCGCCTGTCCGGGCATGACCGGGGATGAGTTTTCCCGCACGGCCAACCCCCCCGTTTCTCCCCGCACCCGTGGACAAGACCCAGCCGCTGCAACTGCCAAGACAGGTCTAGTTCGTCGGTCACCCGATCCCACTCGAGCCCCAACACTTCCCCACGCCTAGCCCCCGTGAGGATGAACGTCGCCCACAGCAACGTGTCCTGCGAATCCCCAAACGCGGTCAACAACCGGGCGGTTTCTTCCGGGTCCAACGCTTGCAGGTTCGTGACCGCTTTCGTCGGCGCGATCACCAACTCCACCGGGTTCCGGGGGATACGACCCTCACGTTCCGCGTCCGCGAACACCGCAGCCATAACACTGTGCGCGTTACGCCGGTACGTGGACGACTTACCGTCACCCTCCATCCGGGCCAACACTTTACGGATCGTCGCCGGGGTGAGTTTGTCGAGCCGTGTCCTGCCGATGGTGGGTTTCACCCACTGGTCAAGGATCGACCGGTACGAGTCCATCGTTTTGGGGCGGCGTGTTTTGACACCGATTTCGCGTACCCAGTAGTCGCACCATGCTTCGACGGTGAGGGAGTCGGTGTGTAGGTCGCCGGATCGTTCGAGGTCGCGGCGTAGTTCGGTGAGCCGCCGGATGACAGTCGCTTTTTGTTTGGATGAGACGATCTTGCGTCGGCGTTTGGGGGTGCCGTCTGGGTTGTATTCGAGTGGGGGGAGTTCGATGGATGCGGCCCAGAGTCCGTCTGGGCGTTTGTAGATGGAGCCTTCACCGCGGCCACGACGCGCAGCCACGTCACACGCTCTGGATATCGTGCATCCAGCCCTCGGCACGCAACCACGCGTCTATGCGCGCCTGAACGTCGGAGTAGTAACCCGCGTACGTGCGCGCCCCCTCCATGTCCCCCGCCAGGACTGCTTGAGCGCAGAGCCGCGCGTGCACATCCCGCTCGAGCCGGTCGTCATCAATGGTGCTCATCTTTGGTCCCCATCCGTCACGTTAGCCAACACGTTAGCCAACTACCTGATATCGCACGGTATCACCCAACAACCCGATCCCGCATGATTCCGGGGTTTTCCGCGTCTTTCCAACCCCATTCTACACCGAATCGTTGGTTTCCGGTACCAAAGGTCGCACGTTCGATTCGTGTCGGGGGCGCAAGTAAACACAGGGAAGTCAGTCACCAGGCGGCAGGGAACGTCAGCCAAAGCGTCAGCCAACGGCACCCCTCCACAAACAACGAAAGCCGCCCCTGGCATCCCCGCCTCGAGAAGAGGAAGGGACGCCAGGGGCGTTTCGTCTGCAAAGAGTCGGGCCGATTCTTTCCACGTCTGGCCGACATGGCCAGAACCTAGTCGCGTTGGGGCGTCGGCCGATCCTCCTACTCGCGACGGATCTGGGTTGGAGGTTCCCAAACGTAACTATGTGTCGGTTCTAGAGTGTGGGGTGCGCTGTCACGCTTGCGCGCGGGTTGCTTCACGAACGCCGTCGATCGAGTCGTAGGCGACGACCAACACGCCGCCGTTCGATCCTCGCACTACCTCTTCCGACCGCCAGAACCGATCGGAAGGCTGCCCCATGACGTGCCACTCACCGTGCGCAGCCTTGCAGGCAACGACAGGGGCGCCTGCCTCGGCGTACCCGCGGCCAAGGTCGAGGATTACGCTACCGACCGCTAGAGCGTCCAGCTCGTCCGCCGTACTCACTTGCCTCATCGTGCCTCCTGCCGGTACTTCTGGATCGTCGTCGGAGAGAACCCCGTCAACGCCGCCAACTCCCGCACCGACGCACCATTCGCGGTCGCAGGGCACGTAACGTTATGACGGGCATGTGATCCCTCCCCCAGTCAAGGTCAGTTGGCGGGTTTGTCGGAGCCGCGGAACGCGACCGACTGCAACACGGACACAAGACCCGCGAGGCCAGCGATGGACCCGATACCAACCCAATCCACGCTGATAAGGCCCGTCACCTCGGCGGTCAGCGCACCGACCGCAGCCTGCGCCACCGTGGACACGGCCCGGTCAAACGTGGACACCCAAAACGCTCGATCTGCATACTTCGACATGTGTTTCCTCCAAATAGAAAAACCCCCGACGTGGGGGGTTCAATCAACGTCCAACCAACCATCAGGCGGGTCAGGCAACGGCACACCAGGCGCATGCTTATACGCGTGATCAATCAACGAACGGATATACAGCCACGACAACCTGTCGCGACGCTCGAGCTTGCGGAGCCGTTTCGTCAACGATGACAGCCACCCGACGACGACACCGAGGATGGTGCCGCCGACCATGATCACCGCGACCAGGATCGGCACCCACACGCCAGACGGCATATCCACGGGTCAACTGCCGTTAGCGAGACGCTGAATCTCAGCCTGCGTACGGCACCAAGCCTCATGCACGCGCTGCGCCGCCTGCTGAATCTCAATGTACTCATCGCGGGGCACGTCAGCCGAGTAGCTATTCATGCCGCCACCCTTGGCCCACGTGCGACCCCACGCGCGGAACTCGTCACGGTCAGTCGTCACAATGTAGCCACGCTCATGTGAAGCTACGCCACGTAAAGTTGGCTCCACGAGAGCCCATTCGTCACCGCCCGTATTGCGGTGAATGATCTTCGGGTTGAAACTCATTTCTTCCTCCTCTTCCCCCGGCTCCAACGGCTCCGGGTCGCCACCCGCGGGCGCGGAACGATCCATGTACTGTTCAGGGTCCAACGTCGCGTAACGCCCGAACCTGTACCCGTGGAACCCCCACAGGGTCATGTGAACATGCGCGCCACCCGTCTGCGCCACATTCCACGACCAGTCCTCTTCCCCGTACCCAGTCGCACCAGACAGGGCAATAACCTGGCCGCGGACGACACGGTTACCGACACCAACGTGGCGGCGCAGCAGATGCAGGTAACGCACCCTGCGACCGTCATCAAGATCAATGGTCACGAACCGGCCCGTGGCGGGCATGATCGAATCCCCAACATCAACAACGGTGCCCCGTTCGGCGGCACGGACCGGTGTCCCAACCGGGCAGTAGTAATCAACTCCCGGTTCGGTGGATGGTGTGGTGCGGCGCGTGTGCGCCAACCATGAACTCATCCGCCCGCCTACCGGGTCCACTGGACGCACGTAACCCATCACAAGCCCCCTCAATCCACGAACCAGGAACCCATAAGCGGAACCGTCGCGGACGCACCCAACGGGGGGCCCGTGATGTAAGTGCTGTTCACCTGTAGGTAATGGGACACATCCGACAGGTAAAACAGGGTCACCGCCTGCTTCGTGGAAGCAACCGCCGTACTGATGAAGTTCCGCAGGTACGTGGCCGACGTGATCCGGAACCCAACAGGAACCTCCACGATCGTCGCCAACGCACCCAACGTCGTCGTCCGGGTTACAGCCCCACCAATGTCAACACGGTTACCAATCCGCCGAATCCACGGCTCATAACCCGTGGTCGGGTTCCACCCACTACCAAGATTCGTGAGAGGCACATACCCGGTATCAATCCCACCAACAAGCCGCCACGCCGACCCGTCATGCACATAATCGAGGCCCGTGTCCAACGCATGCCCGGACAGCCCCGCCCGCTTATACGCGTACGCGTTCAACCCGGCAAGGTTCGCCCGCACAATCCGGGTCCCCACATCAGCTGCGAACGCCGCCACCTCTTCCAGATCGGACCCCAACTGTGGGGCGTCCTCCTCCGGAAACTTCGGATAACCGGTCGTGGAATCTACACCGTTGCTCGCCATATGAGCCCTCCTAAACAACGAAACCGCCCCAACGGGACGGTCAAGAAAGAAACGAACGGGGCTTACCGGGTACCGGCGAACCGCACCCATCCGGACTGAGACGCCTGCCCCACACCAGGCCACCGGTTGTTACCAGCCCCCGACGTGACACCAATCCCATGCGACGGGTTATCCCGCAGATGGTTCCCCCACGACGCGGGCAACGTCACCCAACCGGACCGTGCCGGTAACGCCACCGTGGAAGTGATCGACGGCTCCCCGCCAGGAATACTCGAGTACGCGTGCAACCCGACGAACGCGGCACCCACCGCCACGATCGGAGTCGGCAGAAACATCTCCACCCGCGTGATGTTCGCCCCCGACAAAGCCGAAAACCTGCCCGAGTACACCCAGATGCCCTTGTTGTTGTTCGACGCCTGAACCTCCGGCAAACCCCACCAGTTGTTCCAGTTGGTGTCGTACTTTCCCGATGCGGTCGGTTGAATCACCAGGTTCGTGAACGCGCCGCCACCGCCACCCGGATTAGTGCCCGGGTCGGGGACAGACGGGGCCGCAGCCTCCTCACCCAACACATGCCCGGACTGCCAGTTCAGGATCACCACATCGGACGGTAGCGGCGTGTACGGGGCCATGACAGGCAGCTCCCACTCATCGCCACCCACCGCGATCCGCGCCCGCGCCCCCCCCTCCAACGCAGCAATAACCTTGCCTCGCGCTGGGAGTGTTTGCGACGGCCCCACAACCCGCATAGCCGAGTTCACCGTCTCAACCCGCACCGGCATCCCAGGAATCGGGGGCGTCCAACCATCACACCGAATATCAACCGTGGACCCTTGCATATTCACGCGGGCGAGGGAACCAACCATCCCTACAAACTCACCCACCGACGTAGACACACGCGACGCGTCCGCGAACTTCCGGGAAACAACCTCTTCGAACTTCACAGCGGCCTCGCTTCCCGGATCACAACCTGCATGGTCGCCTGATCCGACATGCTCACCTTCTGCACAACCCCGGACACGGTGCGATGCCAACCCGTCAACGTGGCACGGTCCCCCAACTCGACAAGCGGGTTGTAAACACACACAACCTCAACGTCAACGGTGCGGGTCAACGCGGCCTCACCGATACTGTTCACCGCCTGCTGCGCCGCCGACTGCGTACGAACACCATCCAGTCCGCCACCCGCGTACCGGACAATCTCACGGCCCATCACCTCTGGCGAAAACGATCCGGGAGCAACCCACGTCGCCCGAATCTCCCGCCCGTCCTCGGTTTCGTAGTTCCCGACCACGACGTTGTAGAACCCGTCCAGGGTGAGCGACGAAGACACATCCGTGACCGTCCCCCGGTCCCCCAACGTCAACGTCACCTCGTCCGCGTCATCATCGACCAACACCCACTGACCGAACGAATCCACCATTGCCGTGCCACCAATGACCTGCGCGCACTTATGCACCGCATCCAACCGGGAACCCTGCTCAGCAGGCCACGTTGTCGGCGGCAACGTCCCGTCACCGGTCACCGCAACAGGCAACAACCCCAAGTGACGCCACTCCGCTAACGCCGAACCCGACGTGGTACGTGGGGAACGCAACGACGCCCCCAACACGCGCCCATCCAACGACTCAACCTCAACATCAACAATCGACGCCACAACACGTTCATGCCCGCCCACCAGTTGACCGCCCGCGTACAGGAACTCACCCGGCAAAACATCATCAAACGGCACCATGTCGTCAACGGGAACAATGTCCCCCTCCGACTCGTGACGGGACACCCAACGTCCCCCCACATGCGCGGTCACATCCTCCGCGAACGGCACCTCCACCACATCGAACATGCCCAACTGGACACGACGGGTGAACTGCCCCGCGCTGACGACCTCCGTCAGCAGCAACGTGGCGCGGAACGGGGACAACACCCCATCCACCCCATCCGGCACCCACGACTCACCCTTCACCGACGAATGCACAATCCGCAACGAACCCGTCGTACGCGGGTCACGAGACAGGTCACTCGTCAACGACCATTCATCCACCACGGCGGATGCGACACGATCCGTACCATGCAACACATCCACCTCGAGATGTCGGGTGAACCCGTCCGTGAGTGCTTCGGGGAGTCCGTCAACGTCACGCGCCATACCGGCCCCCCTCAGTCGCCCGAGTAACCCGCCAGCGGGTAATCCCGATTGGCAGCCAAACGGGTGAGATACGAACTGTTCAGCGCGGCCCGCGACGCGTAGTACGCGTTCAAATCCTTACGCCGCAACAACGGGATAAAGATCCCCGGCGCTGGGCGAGCCGCCTCATCCCCCTGAATCCGTTGCATCGTGTCCTCACCGCCACCCCACGCCACGTTGATCGACTCCTCCGCAATGTCGAACACGGCAAGGAACAGGGGGGAACGCACACGCACACCCGCATGATCAACACCCATACGGATGCACAACACCGGGACGGTGGGAGACACCTCAGACCCAAGGAACCCTTGGATCTTGTCCGCCGTCTCCAAATCCTCCGCACGCACATCAAACACAACCCCGGACAGTCCACGACGCGGACCCGCCACCACAACCCCAACCCTGCGGCCCTTCGGGTACACAACCGACCCAGGAACCGGGCGAGACAACGACGCCGTGGCGGATGCCGCTAGGCTCACCTTCACCGCCGTGGACGGGGCCAGACTCGAATGCATCCAACACCCCGAAAACCCGAGTTCGATCGACGCGGACTCGGTGAACCCCAACGACACACCAGCCGCATCAAACAACTCGAACCGGTATGTGGACCGTTGCGCGGGAACTTCATGGTCAATCCACGACCCGGCACCCGCAACACGGGCACGGATGATCCCGCTGACCTCTTCCTCAACCCCGCTGCTGAGCCGGTAACCGGTCACAGACGCCACCGCCGAGTCAAGGTCGGTGAGTAGCAGTTCAACCTTTGGGGGGTCGTCCGGCCCGGAGGTTATGTCGTTGATTACGAGCGTCATCGCGGCGACATCCTTCCCCTACCGGCGCGGGCCTGCGCCCGGTCATGCTGATGCAGCACACCCTCAACCAGACCGGTCAACCCATTCCCAAGGTCAAGCGACCCAGAGATCGCCATGCCGTCTAGGTTCGGGCGAACAACAACCTGCGACCCAGACATGGAGGTGGCATACTGTGGCTGAACGAACCCGCCGTCCGCAAACCCACGGATCTTCCCCCCAGCGTTCAGGTACTCCAACAGCCCCAGGTTCTTCTGCGTCGCGTCCGCGTTCACCACGAACTCGCCAGAAGCGGCATGGATGAGCATGTTGTCGCGCTTGGAGGGGGGGCCGGGGAGCCGCCCGCCTTCCGCGAAACCGGTTCGCGAAGCGAAGTGGTTCGGGAAGCCGCCCTCGACGGATGTCTTGATCGTGACCGTCCGGGAACGGGTGAACCAGTCCAAGTCAGCCTCGGCCTGGGCCGTGTCCACGAGGACTTCGACTTCCTTTTCGGATGGGAGCGCGAAAATCTGGTCCGCAAGCAGTCCGACCTCATCCTTGTTGTACCCCGCCGCAACAGCGGCATCCACGAACGCCTGCCGCTGCGCCGCGAGAGTCGCCGCATACTTATCCGTGGCATCCTTCGCGGACATCGTGGCGAGATCCTGCTCGTACTGAGCCGCCGCCGCCGTCTGAGCCGCACCCGCAACGTCCGCGAGCATCGCCGCGTTAGACGAGCCCGCCGCGGTGGACTGGTCAAGGCTCAACACGAAACCATCAAGCGTCCCGTGCGCCGCCTCATACTCTTCACGTTGACGGGCAACCTCTTCGCTGATCCCAGCAAGCGCCTCCTGGTAGCGGGCGTTCGTCGTCACAGCGTCCTGCCCGACACCGTTCGCCGCGTTCACCGCATCAACCAGCGACATAACCTCACCAGCAAGCGCGTCAGCCTCATCCGCCGCAGCTCGGTACGCGTCCGCCGCCGCCGACGCGGGCGGTTCCGCTTCCTTCATCGCCAGGTTCAGCAACGTCTGATCGCTAGCGGTCTTGCCCGCAGCGGTCGCCTGATCCGTGAGCGCCGCCTTATACGCAGGCAACTCATTCAGCAGGATCATCAGCTGTTCACGAGAACCATCCGTCTTCTCGGCAAGCAACTGGAACGCGCGAGCCGCGTCCGGCGCGGAAGTCTGCGCCAACGGCCCCAACGCCTCATCAACGTTCTTCAACGCCGTGCGGAGAGCACCAGCGTCGAAGCTCATCGTGAAACCGGTGAGGAAGTTCTTCTGGTAGTCACCGATCTGCCGCAGGTTCTCACCAAAGTTCTTGATCGCGTTCGCGCCGTCCTCCCACACGAACCCCGACGCAATACCCTGAAACGCCTTCGTGAGAATCTTCTCGGCGTCGCGCGCCGTGACTGCAGCGTTCTCCATCTCTTCCGCGGACGCCTGCAAGTTCTCCATCGCCTGCGCCAGAGCCGAAACACCAACAGCGGCCGCAGCCAGCCCAAGCCCCCACGGGCCAGTCAGGAATCGGAGCGCGCCACCCAGCGCGGCCGTCATCCGGCCGACACCAGCCGTAGCCGTAGCAACAGCCGCCGCAACACCCGGAATCTGCGAAGTACGCAACACCGCCAGAGCCGCATTGAACTGGGCAATGTTCGGCACCGCAACCAGGAACGCCCCACCAGCCAAAGCGACAGCACCCGCAAGCGCCACCGTCACCCCAATGACAGCCTGAATCGGGGCAGGCAGTGCACCGAACCCGTCAGCAAGCGCACCAACAGCCGTCGCTACGGCCGACACCGCGGGAAGGAAAACGTCACCGAAATCAATCGCGGCATCGTTCACCTTGTTCGCCATGATGCCCAGCTGCGACTCGACCGTGGCGTAACGCTTCTCAGCCTCTTCCGCCAGCGCGTTATTCTCCTTGAACGCCGCGTTACCCATCTGCATAGCAGCCGTGAACTGGTCCGACGCAGCCGCCGACCGCAACAATGCGTCACGCATCCGAATCTCGGTGATACCCAACTGTTCGAGCACCCCGAATGTGGACTCACCCTGAGCCTCCGCGTTCGCCAACCCGGCAACGAACAACGCCAGAGCACCGCCCGCGTCCTTCCGCCAACGGTCGGAGAACTCCTTCACCGACACCCCGGCGACATCCGCGAACAGTTTCACCCGCTCCCCGCCCGCATCCACCGATGATGCGATGTCAATCATCACCTTCGAGATAGCGGAACCGCCCGCCTCAGCCTCGATACCGACACTCGATAGAGCCGTCGCAAGCCCGAGCACTTCACCCTCAGACAGCCCGATCTGACGACCAGCACCCGAAAGCCGCTGCGCCATCGCAACAATCTCGGCCTCAGTCGTCGCATAGTTGTTGCCCAACTCGACAACAGCCGACCCCAGGTTCGACACATCAGACTGTGCCGTGCCCATGACGTTCATAAACCGGGCGAGCGACGTGGCCGCGTCATTCGCGGAAAGGTTCGTCGTCTCCCCCAGGTCGATCATCGTCCGGGTGAACGCAACAACATTGCCCGTCTGGACACCCAACTGACCGGCTGCTTCAGCAACCGCGGCAATCTCCGTGTGCGACGCCGGGAGAACCCCCGTCAGGTCACGTAAACCCTGCTCAACAGCCGCCAGCTGCTCCGGGGTGCCGTCAACCGTCTTCGTGACACCAGCCCACGCCGACTCCCAGTCAATCGCGGCCTTCACCGCAAGGGCGGTCGCGGCCGTCGCTACGGCACCAGCCGCCAGAAGATGCCGCCCCACAGACGACATCGCCTGATTCTGCTTCTCGAACGCCGCAGCCGCATCCTCCGACGCTTTCGCGGCACTCTCGGTCGCATGCTGCGCCTTCTGGAACCCCTGAACATAGTTGTTGACTTGTGCCGTCAACGTGACCTTCGTAGTCCGGTCAGCCACCATGCACCTCCCGGAGAACGTCATGAAGTTGTAGAGTCAGCGCATGAGCAACATCACGCAGGCCCGCTCATGGAGCGCCACAGCCGTACGACTGGCGATCGTTCTCGTCGTCGTAGGTATCGCGTTGCTGATCGTCGGCGGAATCTTGGGGACCCCCGCAGGGCCGGGGATGATATTCACCGGAGTTACTGTCTTGAGCCTCGGTGTGATCGTCGGCCTAGTCGGAGTCGTCCGGTCCTGGTTCCGACAGTGACGGCATCCCCCAGTCGATCTTCTTGACCGTCCAATACAGTCCAGACAGATCCGGGTCGTCACCAACCGCCTTCTTGTACATCTCGATCGCCTGCAACCGGGCCTTCTCAGCCCAGTTCGTATGCGGCCCGTCCGCCACATACCGGTAACCGGAATAGTTATTCGGGTTCGCGTCCTCCGAGGTGGCTTCCGGCATCCACTCGCCGTTCTGCCCCGTCAGCCGTGAAACCATGTCCTCCGCGATCAACAGTTCGCGGGATTCGTCATCCCACTCCGGTTCAGTCCACGACGACACCAACCGGTCACCGTCATACTCATAAAACGTGCGAGGCTCCCACCCCCAGAACCTCCGAGGGGAGATCCCGAGGCGCGCGGCAAGAGCTACTTCTTGTCGGAGCGCGTCGCTGCCCCTAAGCCTTTTACCAGTGTGTTCAACCGTTGCTGCGGCTCATACTCGTTCAGCGACCACACCGCGTCACGAATCAAACCAATCTCGGACCCGGAAAGAACGTCGAACAGTTCCGCCCACTCCTCATCGGTAAGCGACACCACCTCGTCACCCTCAACCCGGACACCGGAACGCTTCGCGGCATCCTCACACAATGCGTCGTAGTTGTACCCGAAATGACGGTCCAACGGCACATCCGGGCGCACCGGGTGATGCGAGTTCAGTTCCGCCCACTCCCGACCCGGCATCCGCGTAAACCGGAGAGTGACCAGGGAATCCGCCGCGGCCTCAGCCAGCGCGTCCAACCGCTCACGAATCTCGTCAGCCTCAGACTTTGCACCCAACCGCTGATCGTCACCAGCATTCTCGAGTTGTGCTAGCAGCCGGTCACGCTCAATCGACAACTCACCGTCCAGAACAACCTGAACATCCTTCGTGGGACGCGCTGCACGCGCCGCCGCCAACTTCTCACTGAAACTAGACAAGTCTGTATCTCCACCGTTTAGAGCCACCGTAAGGAATGGGAACCGTGCCGGGAGTACGGTGGGAACCCCCGGCACGGTGATCAAATCAGGACGCGAGCGTGCCATCCACGGGCGAACCCGTAATCGACACACGCTGCTTGATACGGAACTTGCCCGTACCATCCACCGGCACCTGAATCTGCGGTCCCAGCGTGACCGGGATCGTCGTAACCTTCTGCGATGCCGCCGCAAGGGTCGAGTTCGGCACATTCCGACGAATCACAAAGTGACCCGAAAGGGAACCGTTCGTCGGCTTGAGCACGACCGCAGCGGACCCAGCCGCCGACGAGTCTACGTACTCGATCATGCCCAGCGTCCGGGTCACACGACCCAGCGACTCAAGGTTGTCCATGAGCGTCAACCGCTCATCCGCGTTCACTTCCTGGTCACCGTCGAACTGGAACCCGCCAGGGATGAAGCTGTGCGTGATCCGGTACGAACCCGCAGCGCCAATCTCCGTCGCGGCCTTCGGTGCGGACAGGTCAGCAATCCCACCACCGACCCACCAGATGACGTAGTTCCCCGTCTGGTCGATCGCGGGAGGCGTGACATCAGCGACATCTGCCATGATTTCTCCTTCCATCTCCCCGACAAACCGGGGCTTCGGCCCCCTCGGGGAGACCGAGGGAGATCGGCCCCCACCAGAGGGGCCAAGACTGATTAGGCGGGGTCGGCTGTCCAGCCGAGTTCAACCACCTGATAAACGATCGCCGGTTGAGGATCGGACTGAGCGACCGGGGGACCCGGCACCGACCACCACAACCCGGAGCAGGTTTCACCCGCCACGGCCAACGGGATTCCGTACCCGTTGAGAATGAACTTGGCCTTGACCAGATCCGTGATGACTTCCACCTGATCCGCCGTCGTCCCCACAATGTGCAACGTGTACCGGGGGTGCATCGTGGACGCCGGGCCTGCCAACCGTTCCTGCGAATCCTCACCGGCTGCACCGTGGATCACGCAGTACGGGGCCGTCGTACCGTGCGTAACCACCGTCTTGAAAGTCTTCGTGGCGAGAGCGGGCACCGTCTCAATGCGAGCCTTGACCGCATCCGACTGTTTCTTGCTCATAACCCCGCCCCTCGGTGGGCATCAGCAATCGCCCGCTCAATACCGCGCACGAAATCGGCTTCCTCCTCATGGAGAGTCGAAACCAACTCGCTACCGGGCGAAAGTGCGTTAGGTGAACCGGGAGCCCCAAACTCTACGAGGTTCCCCAATTCCCCTGCGGGACGGTGCTTGTCGTACCCGATCTCGGCCTGCACAACAGCGGCCCCGAACCCTGAGAAGCCATTCAGTTCGTAGTCGATAGCCGCAGCCGCTTGCCCGAAGTGTCGCCTCGAGGACACCTTGCGGGCCGCGCCCTGCTTGATTCGGAACGACGTAAACTCGAGTGCGGGACCTAGATTGTTCACGGTTTCGGCCGCAACGTCTCCGAGGTCGGCGGCGAGTTGGGTTACCTCGGAGAAGTCGAAGTCAGCCATCAGCTCACCTGCTCCACCGGGAACCTCGACGCCGTGACCTGCCCAGCCTGCGGCAAACCCTTCGTCCTAAACACGCGCCCCACAAGCGCCGGGTCAGCCGTGGATGCAGTCACACGCCACAACGTATTCACCACCACAAGCGGGGCGGAACCAACCGCCACATGCACCGCCACATCCTGTATGGCAGGCACCTGAGCGCCCTGCTCCCGCTCCCGCACCGTCAACGTGGGGAACTTCACCCGCCCCGGCATATCCGTGTACACGACGTTCTCAGTCGTCACGTACTCGCCCGCGGTAGGAGACTCCGGATCTTCGTCAAGTACCTTCGTCTCAGTGAACGCCTCAAGCGTTTCCGTAAACCGGTCCTCTGTCATCCCCCGGCCAAGGTTCAGAACGCCATGAATCATCACGGGTGCACATCCACGGTCACACTCGAGGACGCACCAAACGCGCGACGGACAGACGCCTCAGCGTGACGGGTCAAAGCCATCCCGGACTCCTCCCCCGCGTTCGCCCACGCCAACCGGAAATCATCCAACTGAACCGACGACAAGCCACCCGCCGTCAACCCAATCTGCGCCTCAAGCGGCAGCAAGGTTTGGGACACGAGCACGCACGCCAACCGAACCAACTCGTTCGGCGGTTCCGCGTAACCCCACGTGAACGTCACCGACACCGGCTCATCACTCTCAAGCAGGATGAACCCTGGCCGCTCCGTGTAATCCACGGCGGCACCGTCACGCTCAACCGCATCAATCGACACAACAGGGTGCTGGGGGATGTCCACCCGCCCCTCAACCGGGTACGCAACGTACGTCGATTGAGTGAGCGGGTAGACATCCTGCCCAATCACAGACCGAAGGTGATCTGAGGCGTCCGCGAGCAACCCGTCAATCCATGCTTCCTCTTCCGACGTGAAAACACGTTTCAGCCGAGAAGCAAGGTCATCGGCTGTCGCGAACGCCTCCACGATCAAGCCTTCAGGCCGCGGATGATGCCGTGAGCCTCCTGCGGGCCGAACGCGAGTCCGACCTCACCGTAGAGCTGCACATCCTCCGACGCGCCGGTCTTGGCGAGCGGCTCCGCGAAGAAGTGGCCCTTACCCGGGGTCTCCAGGTACACGGGGCGCAGGTGCTCCAGCGACGCCACAACGATCGCGTCCGCGGGAACGTGACGGGAAACCATCACGTTCAGGGTGCCGAAGTCGGTCACCACCGTGGACACGTTCACGCCGCCGACCGTCCGCGAAGACTCCACGAACTTGCCGTAGGCGGTGGCGTACGCCGCCGAGATGGCCCGCTTCTGAGCAGAAGGGACGATGAGGGTGGCGGCATCCAGGTTCTGAATCCCACCCGTGTCCCACACGGCCTGAGCGATCTCGTTGATGTCGTCCACATCCGTCGTGGCCGCAGACAGCTCGTGCCCGGCGATACCGGTGCCCGTGCCGACCGCGATAGCCGAACCACCCTTGGTGGCGGCGATCTTGAACGAAACGGTCGTGGAAATCGACTCGACGTAGTACACGCGACCCACCTGGATCACGTCAGCCGCGTCACCCGAAACCGCGGTGAACACAACCTGGTCATCCTTCGCGAGCGCGTGGGTGGCGGTAATCGTGTCCGTCGCAGACGTGCCCGCAGAGAACGTCGAGGGAGCGCGGGTGATCTTGTTCGTGGTGATCGCCTCGATGAGCCCCTTCGTGCGTCGAGCGGTCGAGTTGTTCGCAGGCTTGTTGTAGGAGCCGTTGATGAACGACCACTCCACATCGAGAAGCATCTGCTTCAGTTCCTGCGCAACCTGCCAGTCAAGCTCGTTGCGGATCGGGTTCGCCTGGTCGTTGTTCGACCCCGACTTCTGCCCGAACGCACCCAGCTTCGAGTACGCAATGCTCACCTTCGACTGGTGGATCTGGGTGACGTTGGTCACGTTCGCGCGGACACGGCCGGACGCGGTGGGCGCGGTCGCACCCTCAACCTCCGTGTTCTGGCCCGGGTTCCGCAGATCGAACGTCTGCCACTCGAACTCGGTGGAAGTGGTCTGTCCGCCACCGTTCAGGCCACCGATAGCCGAGAAAAGCGGCGTCGCGGACGGGCTGAGCTGGTGGAGGATACCGGTGTAGTTGGGCAGGTTGTAAGTCGTGCCCAACGCTGTAATTCCAGCCATTGCTGGTTCTCCTTTGCGTTGAGGCAGGCTTGTAGGGCCTGCCCGAGGGTTGAAATGTGTTACTGGGGTGTCAGGAGGTCGTTTTGCAGTGCAATGACCGCCTCGATGTCACCCGCAGCCTGCGCGGCCTTGATCCGTTCAGCGTGGCTGACCGGTGTTGATGGCTTGTTCGCAGGGTCAGCAGGCACCTCGGGTACCCGCTTGGTGGAACCCCGTTGCGGGGTGCCGGTGATCGCGAGATATGGTCTCTCAGCGATCAGGTCTTTGATTGCCGACTGAATCTCGTCGGCGTCAACCTTGCCGTTCTCCAACTGGAACTCCGACAAGTCAATGAACGCGACCGCATCGGCCGGGTTGTGAAGGAACTTCGCCGCCGTCGCCTCGACACGGGCCGCGATAATCTCCCGGTCAGCTTCCGCACGAACCTCACGGCGGATCTGGTCACGGATCGCTTCAGGGTCAAGCTCGTCACCCTTCGGTGCCGTCGCGTCCCGCAGCTTCTCTTCCAGTTCGATCCGTTTGGCGCGTTCCGCGCGGTGCTTCGCCTTGATCGCCTCAAGTGCACGCTTCCCCGGATCGCCAAGGGCCTCTTCACCCTCGATCGGGGAATCCCCCGCTTCCGGCTCGGCGGGAGCATCGGGGGTTACTTCTTCGTCTTCGGCCTCTACAGGCTTGATAGGGTCGGGCATGAGTTTCCTCTCATTGCGAGTGCCCACTGTGGGCGAAGGATTCCCCAGGGTTGGGGAAAGATCAGCGCATGTAACCGAACTCGCGCAGCAACTCGACAGCACGCGCAGGATCGTCACCAGCAAGATCAAGAATCGTCTCCGGCATCAACCGGACAGTCGAAGTGCGCCGGTAACGGTCCCCCGCGGCGCGCACAAACTCACCAGACGTACGCGAACCACCACGACCAGCACCAAACCAGCCACGCACCGACGTACCCTCAACCGTCGTGTAACCCTGAAACGGGACACCATCCGGGCCGATCAGGGTCCGCTTCTGCGCCCGAGCCACCAACGACCCAGGCTGACGGGTCCGATACATGCCACGCCGCGCGTTCACCACCGAAATCTCATCGGCACCCTGACGGATCGCCTCAGCACCCGCCTTCGTGAACACCCGATCCTGCTCAGCCCGAGACAGCGACTCGAAATAGTCGGCGGGGGAAGCGAACAACCCATCCGGCAGCGGATCATCCGCGGAAGCAACCGGCACCGTCGTACAACGACACCCAGGATGCCGCTCGAAATGCTCCGTGAAATACCCAACCCCCGCCAGGGCCGCACACCTCGAACACGCGCCCGGTGACACCATCCGCGCCATAAGCACCGACCGTTTACCGACCGCGGCCACCTTATCGGCCATGTTCCCCGCGTCACGCACCATCGTCGCCGCAAGCAGACGCATCAACCCGGTCCCAGCCTGGAACGCGGCACCAACACCCACCCCGGCACCAATCAGACGCTTCGTAGTCGTCGCCGCCGAATACAACTCCGGGACAACCTCACGACCCTCCAACGTGGCACCAGTGAACGCCTGCGGCACAATCACGGCCCCACGCGTCGGAGAACCCTGATCCCGCAACGCCGCGGACACATAACCAGGGGCCTGCTTCGCAGCATCCAACTGACCGACAGTGACAACCCGCTCGAGTTGCGGGGCGATCCGTTGCCAACCGGCATCAATCTGCCCATGCTGAACAGTCCGCCACAACCTCGCAGCCTGACGGGCAACACGATCCGACAGGGCAACCCGCTTCTGCTGATGCTCAAACGCCAGACGGCTCAGGCTCGACATCAGTCATCGCCCCCTGCACCGCGGCCTGAACACCCGCACCCAGCGCCGTCTCCATCTCGGCCTGACGCATCGCCATGATCCGAGAAATCTCATCCGGCGCGTGCCCGCGACGTTCCAGCAAATACTCAAACGGGTACCCCGCCTGCGCATCCTTCAACATCGCGTCAGAGGTTTGCGCATCCGACCGGTTCTCCGGGTCCTTCCATAGCACCTTGCCGAGACGCGCCTCAGCGGCAGCCTTGTCATCACCCAACTGGATACCGACAAGTTCGAACACGTCACGCAGCCGAGGCTCAAAGAACTCCTGCGCCTGACGCACCTTCTGCACCAGACCAGTCTCAGCCGCCTTCAACGCGTCACCCGATAGGTTCGACAGCCCCTTATTCGCTACAAGGTAGTGCGGAGGGGTGCGGGTCTGCGCGGCAATATGCCCCACAGCCTTCTCGATCACCTCAGTGAACACGTCCAGCTTCGCCGCATCCCACTGACCGATCGTGGTTTCCTTGCCGGTCAGCCACAACATGCGCCCCTCGGTGAGATCCTTCTGCGAGACCGGGACCTCACCGACCCTCTGGCCGTTGTCATCCAGAATCGGAACCTTCGGCGGCTCCTGACCCATCACCACACGGGCGGGCATCGACGCCGCATCCGCAGCGTTGAACAGGTACGCCCAAAGCAGGTTGATCGCGTTCTGCATCGACGCCGTGCCCTGAATATCCGACAAGGGGCCACGTGACAGCACCGGCCGGTTCGGGAACTCCACAATCGGCACCTTGCCGAGATGGTTGGTCCCGTAGAACAGGTCCGGGATCAGTTCCCAGCCGCTACCCTCCGACAGCAACACATTCGCCGGGATAGCAAACCCACGCTCAGCCGCGGCCTTGAACAACCGTTGACGGCGCAGCTTCCACACCTCATCCGGCGTGTACAAAGTCGCGTACTCGAAACCGTCATCCTCGTCGTCCCAAATATGCAACCCGAAAGTACGTTGACGCCCCGTTTCAGCGTCGTACTCCACAATCGCCTGCTGCGCAGCCTTCCACGTGATAATCGGGTCCCCATCAGGGTCACCCCACACAAGACAAAACGAACGCTTCGCAACCGTCGCACCCAGGAACCCCTGAACCGACAACGAATCCTGCTCATTCCGCAACCACGCATCATGCAACTGCTTCTCACGACGCGACTGCTTCGACCGATCCGACGACGGCAACCGAAACCCAATAACCGACTCACGCTCAGACGACGAATTCGCCACAACCTCACACCAGTTGTCAGCGAAATCCTTATACCGGTCCTTATGCGCCTTCGCCCACGTATCCGACGCGTACGCCAACGGCTGCTTACCCTCGTAAAACTCCTGAAGCTCAACAGCCTCACGGGCACGCGGAACCAACTGCTTATACAGTTTGTCGGCCTTCGCCACCGCACTTTCGGGAGTCAACGCCATGTCGCCTCCTTAGTACACGTAAGCGTAAGAATCAGGTTCGGTATCGAGCGCGCCACCCGCGATCGCATCCATACGGGCCTCATGCGCCAACACCCCACACATAGTCAGGTCAATCTTCTGCGGCTCCGACGCCTTACCAATGAAATAACGGCGGACACCCGTCGCAGGGTCCACCGTCCGGGACCGCACAACAGCGTTCAGCAAATGCGCTTCCGCATCCACATCCCCGTCATGCGTGAAATCAGACTCCATGTTGTACACATCGGTACGGAACCGCTCAAGCGCCGCGTGCATCGCATTCAACCGGTTCGTGGGCCACTTGATGAAAACCTTCTCACCATGCTCAGCTGCAAGATTATCGGCCTCGGTTTCCCAAAACTGCGGATCCCAATACACCCGAACCAGCTCATACTCACGCGCAATCTCAGACCATGCCGCCATAACCTCAGACCGAGGGATACGACCGTTCCAATCCTGCGGACGCCAATAAGTCTTCAACCGCTTATCCCCATACACGGGCGTGAACTGGTGACCATCGAGCGTTTCCAACCGGATCCCGGTGTGATCCTCATTATCCGACCCGTCAAACCCGCCACAAACACGCGTGCGAGGCCTCACAACCACCTGAGTGTCCTTACGCGCACCCCACTTCGTCATGTCAAACCACGACCCAGAACCAGCCACAATCCGATTACCAAAGAACCGTTCAGCCTCAGCCGGGTTCACCTCGGCAAGCGCAGACGACTCAGCCTCAATCGACCGAATATCAACCCACGGCGACGACGCGTAATTCCACCGGAAAATCTCGGTGCGATCCTTCTTCAACTTGAAGTCAAGATGCGCGGGCGGCGGGAAATAATGCTTCAGCACATCCTTACGCTTCGACTCATGCGTATCCTGCGCCTGCGAATTCTCAGCCGGGTCATACGGGTTAGTGGACTCCGAAACACGGCCACCCATACCCGCAGCACCACGCCGCAACGTACGCATGAACTTCTTCATATGGTTCGAATCAGTCCACAGGCCCGTCTCGTCACACTTCCCCGACGAGATACGCGCACCAAGCTTCCCGTCCGCCTTCGACGTGACAATCTCAATCCTCGAGTCACGGTTACGGTTCGGATGCCGGATGAACGCCTCGCCCGTCTTCGGGATCAGATCCGCCAGCGGACCGTTGTCGATCATCGGGACAAGCGCACCCCAAGTGTTCTCCACCTGATCCTCAACAACAGCCGCAAGTTGAATGCGAGGCGTCGGCCACGGACGACCGAGAGGTTCACCCCGCACGAACTCATACGGCTCAAACTCGCTCGCAGAGGTCCCCCACCCGCACCCGCAACCAAAGTCACGGCAGTCGTACACCTCGCCGCCCTCAGCGCGACCACCAAACAAAGCCGGACCAACAAACTCAAGACAGGTCTCAGCCGCGACACCCGGAGACTTCCCGACCTTCTGAGCGGCCATCCACTGACCCGTCCGGTACTGAAACGCGACGTTTCGTTCACCGAGTTTCGCGGCCTCCCTGACCGCGCCCCAGTTCGCCAGCCAGACCCGATGATCGAGAGTCGGCACGAACGGATCGCCCGCGTCATCGCCCTCCGGGATCACACAATGCGCGTTGATCCACTCCATCCACAGGAAACCGAGTGAACGAATTCGCGGCGGAATCCGGTAATCAGGCCCCTTCAACGGGAACCTCGAACATCCCGATCGCCCAAGTGCGGAGCCAATCCGAGAGGCGTTCGTGACGGAAGCGCAGATGATCGCGCCGGGTGATCTGCGGAAGGTCAAGCCACATCGGGGTTAGTGGACCAGCGAATCGGCCCAGCACCCACCGATACTCGATGCGAACCCATGCGGGCCGACCCTCATCGCGGTATTCGAGAAGATGAGAAGCCACGGTCAGGCACCCTCAACGGAAACAGCCTTCAACCAGTCACCCGACGACGTACGCCGAGCAGCAGGCTTCGACTCACTCGACTCACTCGACGCCGACCCGTCAGTGATACGCCAACCAAGCGCCAACATCGCACCGATCGACACGCCAAGCTCATTATCAAGCTGCCGCGCACTCGTCTTCAGATTGCCGCTCGCACCAGGCCGCGCCGCCTCCAAAAAAGTACGCGCATACATCGCAACCTGAGCCTCAACACCAAACGCAGCCCACTGAACCGCCTGCGGCTTCCGCCACAACTCCCGCCAAAACGCCAACTCATCATCAGACGCATCGACAGGCAACGGCCAATCAGGAACCGGACCCGAATACCCACCAGCAGGAAGATCAACCCACTCACGATTCTGCGACCGATACGAATTCGGATCCGGCGCGGGACCACTACGCGCACGAGCGCCACCACTAGCCATACGATCATCTCCAACAGCATTGCGCTGACCCCATTGCGGGGCACGGACATTAGAACATCACTGCCAAAACAAGGCCGATCAGAACGTTTTGAACCCGCTTGAGGTTTTTCTGCCCTCACCGGCGGGTTATCGGGTGGGGGTCGAGGTGGG